GTCTCGATATGGCAGCGCCGCCGTGAGTCGAACACGGTCTACGAGGTCCGGGACCTCGCGTGCGATCCGGCACACTCCGGCGCTGAATTGGCAGCCCGTGCAGGAATTGAACCTGCACCTCTACGTTCGTAGCGTAGCGGTCTGTCCGTTAGCCTAACGGGCTGTAGGGAATGGCACGAGTCCAGTGAATCGAACACTGCTCGCCGGGGTTGGAAGCCGGTGCATCACCACAATGCTTGACTCGCAAGCGGCGACGCGGCGAAACGCTAGGCGCGTCTCAGCCTTCGCCGTCGTTCGGCGAGCGACCATCGAAGGTGCGCGGCGGGTTCCATAGCGCGGTGCTGATAGCACGGTCCCAGACCTATTGGCAACGGCTTGCAAGCTTGGCGACTCTGGGCTTAGATTGACGCTTGTCGCCGGGGGCGGCGGATCGAAAGGCTGGGAACCTTCCGATGCCGCCTAAGCTCCGGGCCACCTTCGGACAGGAAGGAGCGATTGGTGCCTGGGGCTAAAATAGCGAAACCACTATTTGGTTGCAAGCCTTCGCGCGGCGCGTGCCGCCCATGAGGGACAAGTACGTTCGCGCCGGTTCGCTGGGGTCGCCGCAATGGGGTTACGACGGTAAGGAGCATTTCGCTCAGCGACGCCTGAACGTCTCTCCTTACTATATGACCGGCGGAGCGAGATTTAGTCTCGTGGCGAGAGGGCTACTTCTCGAAATCTTTTGCTCTTACTGGTCTACCAATAAGCCGGTCGATCCGGAGGACTTGCGCTTTGTGTTCCGCCTCAAGAAACAGAAGCTCGATCAGCTTATAAATCTCCTCGTCCTAGATAGAGTGGTGGAAATCACCGCCGACGGACTGGTTCCGGTTAACGCTTTCGGTCCTGGACCAGATCACGGGCCTTTGAACCGACGAAGATCGCGTTCCATCCCGAAAGACTGGGCTGAAATACGTGACTTCGTTTTCGCGCGCGACGGCTTCGGGTGTGTGTATTGTGGCTCCGGTCGCGATCTTCACTGCGACCACGTGAAGCCGATCTGCAAGGGCGGAACGAACGACATCGACAACCTTGCGACGGCTTGCGCTACATGCAACCTTAGCAAAGCCGGAAAGACGCTTGCGGAGTGGCGTCCGGATATCGCTAGGGCGTTCGAGCAATGAGGCTGGAGCGCCCTGATCCGCTTACCGCGCCGGACTCGAAGGTCGCCAGTTTCGATTGGTTCCCACTCTACTATCGCCAGCTCGTCAATTCCGCCTTTTGGCGCAACGCCACCGGGGATGTCTGCAAAATCAGCGTGGAGCTGTGGGCGGAGGCATGGCAACAAACGCCGGCCGCAAGCTTGCCCAACGACGACGAGCGGCTTGCTCAGATGGCGGGCTTTGGACGCCGGTCGATAGGAGATTGGAAGGCGATCAAGAAGCACGTCATGAAGGCGTGGATTCTCTGCGCAGACAATCGTTGGTATCACAAAACACTCGCCAGAGTCGCGAACGAGCAGATCGAGAAGCGCGATGAGAAGCGCGTGCAGTGGCGAGCGAAAAAGGCGGCTCAGCGGGCCGGAAATGTCTCGGAGGACAACTGGAATGTCCCCGAGGACATGCCCTTCCGTCCCCGAGTTGTCCCCGGGGACAAACCTTAATGACTCGCGCGCGCGCGTTTCCTCTCATCTCAGACTCAGTTGTAGCTGAGAGTCACCATCTTTCCAGGAAAGAAGATTCAGACTCTCAGGTAGAGCTACCACGCGAGACCGGCTTAACCGTATTCAAAGGCGGCAAGCCATGAGTGCCCCATTCCCCCGCATCGCGTGCTGTGTGCCGTTCTGCGGTCGCGGCTCGACTCGCTGGCCGCCTGGGACGGAGATCATCTGCTCGCGGCACTACGTCCTGGTCGACCGCGAGCTGAGGGCCCGGCGTCGGCGGTATCGGGCTGCATTCCGGCGGAACGGGCAAGAGCACACCGAGAATGCGGATCGGGTCGATGCGCTGCTATGGCGCTGGATCAAATCTCAGGCTATCGAACGAGCGGCAGCGTAGGGAGAACGCGGCATGAAGGAACTCTACCCCCACCAAGCGAGATGCCTGGAGCTGTTGCGGGACAGCATGCGGGTGAAGAAAACTCGTCCGATCCTGATGGCTCCCACTGGATTCGGAAAAACGCTCCTTGCGGCCAAGATCATCGAAAGCGCGAGGGCCAAGGGCAACAGGGTTTGGTTCCTGGTCCCGGCGATCTCCCTGGTCGACCAATCGGTTCGCGCCTTCTGGGACGAGGGGTTGCGGGACATCGGCGTGCTTCAGGCGAGCCATGCAATGACCGACTATGGCGCCCCGATCCAGGTTGTCTCGCCGCTGACGCTGGAGAAGCGAAACCTGGACGAGATCGAGCGGCCGAATATCGTGATCGTTGACGAGTGCCATCGATCCTACGAGATCGTGAAGCGGCTGATCGAGGAATGGCCCGAGGTCGTGTTCATCGGTTTGTCGGCGACGCCCTGGAGCAAGGGGCTCGGCAGGTTCTGGAATAACCTGATCGTCAGCGCGACCACGGCCGATCTGATCCGACTGGGCGTTCTGTCGCCGTTCAAGGTCTACGCGCCCAGCCATCCCGACACCTCGAAGGTCAAGATCACCACGACGGCCAATGGGCGCGACTTCGCCGAGGGCGAACTATCCGAGGTGATGCAGGACGCGACGCTGACGGCCGATATCGTCGCGACGTGGCTCCAGCGCGGGAAGGGCCGTCCGACGCTGTGCTTCGGGGTAGACCGGGCGCACGCGCTCTCGCTGCATCAGCAGTTCGAACGGGCTGGCGTCCGGAGCGCCTATCAAGATTCTCAGACGCCAGATCACGAGAGAGAGAATATCCGGAAAGGTTTCGCGAGCGGAGAAATCGAGATAGTGTGTAACATAGCCACGCTCACGACGGGTGTCGACTGGGATGTTCGTTGTATAGTTCTGGCGAGGCCCACAAGGAGCCCCATCCTTTACACACAGATCGTGGGGAGGGGCCTGAGGAACGCGCCGGGGAAAGATCATTTACTTCTGCTCGATCACTCAAATTCGACGCTTGAGCTTGGCTTCGTCACTGATATCGGGTTCACATCGCTGGATGACGGAGCGCCGGCCAAGGCTTCGGAGAAGCGCCCGGCGAAGGCCCCTCGTGAGTGTGCGTCCTGCGGCGTCCTCATGCCGAAGTTCGCAAGGGTCTGCCCTGACTGCAAATTTGAAGCTGCTCCACAGGGCCGGGACGTCGAGACGGTCGATGGCGATCTGGTCGAGCTTGACGGCAAGCGTAAGGGCAAAGCTCCGTCAGCGGCGGAGAAGCGACAATTTTATGCCGAACTGTTGGGAGCCGGAGAGCAGCGGGGTAAGACGGTTGGCTGGGCACTTGCCAACTTCAGAGAAAGATATTCGGAATGGCCGCATGGCAAAAGCTCAATCGCGGCTTGTGACCCATCCCCCGCCACGCTGTCATGGCTGAAGTCACGGGCGATTCGGTACGCCAAGCGGATGGAAAAAGAGCGGAGCGCGGTCGCCTAGATGCCTTACGTTTCACCGATCTGCGGAATATACGAGATCGAGACTCCGCGCGGATCGAAATACATCGGCTCTAGCCACAACATAAAACAGAGATGGTCCGGTCATAAGTGCAAACTCAGGCGCGGACGGCATGAAAATCATATTCTTCAGCTCGCCTACAATAAGTACAAAGCCGAGTTGGTATTCCGGATAGTCGAGTTGTGCGCGACTGATCAATTGGTGGAGCGCGAACAATACTATCTGTCGCGGGTGCGGCGCTCGATGAACGTGGCAAAAACGGTCAACAACGCTTGGACAGACCGAGGATATCGCGAGCGAATGCGCAGATTGCATCAAAGCGCCGAATGGAAATCCGCCCGTAGCGAGATTGCGAAGCGCATAGGCGCAAAGCGAGCGGTCGCAATCGAAACGGACGACGGAAGAGAGTTCGCCAGTCTGGCAGTGGCCGCCGAAGCCTTGGGCTTGCGGCCTTCCGGCGTTCGCGCGCTGGCACTGACACAGCGCGCTCATAGACGTCTCAGGATTCGCCTCAAGCGAAAGGCCGATCCCTGGTTTGCGCCGACTTCGGCCGCTGAGCAGCAAACCGCGACTCGCCGAGCGCGCGGGGTCCTGCGGCACTCGGAGGAAACGCGCGCAAAGATGCGAGTTAACCGACGAGATCGTCGCCTCAGTGAGGAAGCGCTTAGGAGGGCGATAGAAGCCAATAAGCGTGCTGTGATTGCGGTTAGCGCTACGACCGGAGCGCAATGCGAGTTTCAGTCGATCAAAGCAGCGGTGGTGGGCCTCGCTCTTGCCGACCGTCACTCGGCCGGCCCGCAAATCACCAAGGCCTGCCGGGGCATAAAGAAGACGGCCTATGGATACCGATGGAGATACGCGGCATGAACTTAGCGGACCAATACGCCCAGCTGCGGAACGACGGCTACGACGAACGCGGCGCTGGCATCCAGATGGCGCTGTCGCTGGACGTTCAGCGGGCGCTGGAGCGCTCGTACCATGGGCGCAAGGCGTCGCTGGAGAAGGTCGATCACATAGCGGCGCTGCGGCCGAGCTACGGCGCTGAATCGTCCGTCTCGCACGAGATGGACTTCAACGAGACGCTCGATCAGAAGCACGTCGCGCTGATCATGGCGAAAGGCGGCTATCCGCGCGCCACGATCCGGAAGGGCAAGGGCTTCTGGGTCGGGCCGGATGATCGGCGCTGGAGGCCGGCGGCATGAAGCCGGGCTGCGGGTGCGAACTGTGCGTGCGGCCCTTGCTGGAGCCGGCGATGACCCAGGCTGAGGCGTTGCGGCGCAATCGGGCCTACGAGGAACACCGCCGGCGCCTTCGGACTGACAGGCCGCCGATCACGCGCGATCAGCTTGTGGTGCTGGAGATGGAGCATGGTCGATGAGCGAGCAACTTGCCCTCGAACTGGACAGCCCACCGACGCCGCCTGCCACGGATGCCTCATCCGTCGGGGACGCGAGTGGTTCTTCGTCTGCCGACACCGTGGAAAAGCTTCGGTATTTCCTGACCCGGATCGCCGAGGAAACGGACGTTCCGGAGGCTAGGCGCGGGGACTTGGACACGTGGCGTGCGGCGGGAAGCATGGCCCGGAGCTACGCGCTCGCGGCGCTGCGGTGTGTGCCATGAGCTGTCGGATGACGCGGCTGTTCGAAGAGCCCTCACCCGTGATCAGGCAAGTCGCTGAGCGGATGTACACGAAAGACGGTCGCCGGATCGACGTCTTCGTCTACCAAAATCCCGGCGCGCCGCTCTACATCGCGTTTGCCACCGAGACCGGGAGCATGTGCGGTATCCCGGTTTGGTGGTCGCCAGAGCGGATCAAGCAGACCATCTACGAGACGTTCGGCCTCGATCCGTTGTTGAGGCGCTCGAAATGACCCCGATAGCCGAGCAAGCCAAAGGGCGTTGGCGGTCGATCCTTCCCTCGTTCGGGGTGGGGGCTGAGTTCTTGAGCGGGAAGCACGGGCCATGTCCAATGGGATGTGATGGCGGGAAGGACCGCTGGCGCTTCGATGATCGCCAAGGAAGCGGGTCGGCCATTTGCTCGAAGTGCGGCTCGTTCGGATCAGGTGTCGCCATCGTCATGGCAAAGACGGGGATGGAATTTCGCGAGGCCGCATGCGCCGTCGCCAAGATCGCAGGCACGGCTCCGGTCGAGGCGGCGAAGAAGGATCGCACCTTCGAGGAAAAGCGCCGGCTGATGGCTCGGGTATGGGAAGAGGGCAAGCCGGTGACGCTCGATATGCCGGCAGGACGCTACCTAGAGCGCCGTACAGGGCTACAGAGGACATTCCCGAAGGTTTTGAGGGGGACAGACCGGGCAGTTTACCGAGGGGACGCGTCTAATACGATTTACCCGGCTATGCTGGCGATGGTGCAGGATAGCGAGGGGACGCCGGTCAACGTCCACAGGACCTTCCTCAGCCGTGACGGACACAAGGCCCCGGTCGAGGACGCCAAGCGGCTGATGCCCGGCCCGCTGCCTCCGGGATCGGCGATCCGGCTGGCGAAGCCGGCAGAGCACATGGGCGTGGGCGAGGGGATCGAAACGGCGCTCGCGGCCATGATCCTGTTCGAGGTCCCGACGTGGGCGACGATCAACTCCGAGCGGATGGCGACATGGATAGCGCCGCCGGGGGTGAAGCGGGTGACGATCTTCGCCGACAACGACACCAGCTATGCCGGCCAAGCAGCGGCCTACACGCTCGCCAAGCGGCTGGTAACGAAGAAGATCGAGGTCGAGGTGCAAATCCCGGAGATCGTGGATTGGGACTGGGCTGACGTGCTCGCTCGCGTGTCGAGGTCGGCATGAGAAAGGAAATCATCGGCGACGCGACGCTCTATCTGGGCGACTGCCGCGATCTGCTTGAGCTTGTCGGAAGCCCGGACGTCACCATCACCGATCCGCCATACGGCGTCGCCGGAGGGTGGGGGAGCGGGCTTCGGAAGAACACCGCGCGTGCCGCCAAGAGCAACTACCAAGCCGCTTTCGATGACACGCCAGACTACATCGAGACCGTCGTCGCGCCAACCATCGCCGCGTGCATTGCTCGCTGGCCGCGCGCGGCTGTCACGCCGGGCATTCGCAATTCGGCGCTGTACCCGCGCCCCTCGCACATCGGCTCGTTCCAATACCCCGGCAGCACCGTCATGTCGTGCTGGGGCGTCGTCCTTTGGCAGCCCATCCTGTTCTACGGTCGCGACCCCCACCAAGGCCGCCTGCGGCCTGACAGCATGCAGGGCTGCAACGACGTCGACCGGTACACGGACCATCCGTGCCCGAAGCCGCTGAAGCAATGGACTTGGCTCGTAGAGCGCGCCTCGCTTCCCGGTGAGACCGTCTTTGATCCCTTCATGGGTTCCGGCACGACCGGAGTCGCATGCCGCGACTTGGGCCGCGCGTTCGTCGGCGTCGAGCTCGACTCGGCTCACTTCGATACCGCCTGCCGCCGCATCGAAGAGGCGCACCGTCAACCGCGCCTCTTCGCCGAGCCCGCGCCCAAGATCACCCAGCCCTCCATGTTCGATGCCCTGTAACCCTTCCTTGACGCAAACCCGCGAAACACCCAAGGATTCAAGGCTCGCGTCAGTCGAGGGAACGAATGGGCAAGCGTCGTCGCGGCGGTCGGGGTTCATCGAACGCGGGCCGTCCGAAGAAGGAGGGCGAGCGCTTCCCGAACGGGCAGTTGAAGGCGCGGGGGGCAGTAGGACCCACGGCCGAGATGGTCGCCAAGCGCAAGGTGCTCGCGGCGGATGGAACGAAGTCGACGTGCCCGCTCGATGCGGCGGTGGCGCAGGGGTGGCTCACCGAAGATCAGCAGAAGGCGGGAAGGCTGTTCGCCAGCCTCTACCGCAAGGCGGACACCCAGGGTCCCAGACTGGCGCGAGTGATGCTCCCGGAGACGGTGACGAGCGTCGACGTGCGGGACCTGAAGTTCGCTCAGCTGTCGGACGAAGAGATCGTCGCGATCTGGGACGCGGTGTTCACCGGCAACGGCGGGGCGCCGATGACGCGGGAGCAGATGGCGGTCAACGCCTCGAAGCTCTGGCAGCGGCTGGCCTGGGCGATGCGCCCGAAGATACTCGCCGAGCTGCACGCGGTCTGCATCCAGGAGCAATGGCCCAGCTGGCTGCTGCGCCGGATCGAGACCAAGGCGAAGCGCGAGGCGATCATCAACCTCGCCACGGCCGAGAAGCGCGCGGTCACGGAGGCGGAGTTGGCGGAGCTGCGCCGCCCCATGCCAGACGCGGACCAGATGCGGCTCGCCCTGCTGCGCGAAGGGCTGGCGCTGATCAGCGAGGGTCAGTGGCGGCGCGATCCAACCGAGCGAGCGGAGCGCCAAGCGGCCGTAGCTTGACGGAATGCCTGAAAAGGCTGAGTTTTCCGGCTCACGTAATGTCAGGGAAGGGAACTGCGCATGTCGCCAGCCGAACAGCAGCGCCGGGGTCGTGCGGCTCAACGACTCGCCAGACAGCAAGCGCCGCGTCAGATCACCGTGAGCGACATGCGCCGGGTCGAGGATGCCGTCTTCAAGCGGCGTCGGAAGGCCGAAAAGCTTCAAAGGCTTGCCGGCCGAGCGCAAACAGCAGTTCGCCCAGCGACCACGCCAGCCTGATCGCGGAGACGACGAGCCCGCAGATCGCGAACAGCACGAAGAACGCGATGATGAGGAAGACGGCGATGAACCTCACGGGACCATCGCCTTCAGCTTGCGAGGGAGCGGGCGATCAAGGTTCGTATCGATGATCTCGCCCTCCTCGAACCAGCCCTTCGTCTCCCAGATCATCATGAGCCCGCACCGGCAGGCGCCCACGTCGATCTGCCCGGACCACGGCGTGACGATGATCGAGTTGACTCCCCGCCCTTGCAGCGCCTGGCACACCGTGTGACGATGCACCCAGTACAGGGACAGTGCGAGCCAACGGGGCATCTTTATTCTCCAATGCGAGGTAAAGACGATATCCACACAATCGGCGGACTGTAAAGACGTGCAGATCGAAACCCGCACCATTGCATCGCTCCGTCTTTACCCCGGAAACGCACGCACCCATTCGGAAGAACAGGTCGCGCAGATCGCCGCGTCGATCACCGAGTTCGGATTCACAAACCCGGTTCTGATCGCGGAGGACGGCGAGATCATCGCTGGACATGGGCGCGTCATGGCGGCGCAGAGCCTGGGTCTGACCGAAGTTCCGACAATCGCCCTGGGCCACCTGACGGCCGATCAGCGCCGAGCCTACATGATCGCGGACAACAAACTCGCGCTCAACGCCGGATGGGACGAGGAGTTGCTGCGAGCCGAGCTAGAAGCGCTCGAAGCAGCCAACTTCGACCTTGGCGTCACCGGCTTCTCCGACGAGGAACTGCGCGTCCTCATGGCCGTGCCGAATGAACGCGACCCTGACGAGACGCCGCCAGTCGAGGCCGAGGCGGTCTCGCGGATCGGTGATGTCTGGCTGCTCGGCGAGCATCGGCTGATGTGCGGCGACTCAACGGGTGCGGATGATGTGGCGAGGCTGCTGGACGGCAAGCGCGCGGATTGTGTGTTCACGTCGCCGCCCTACGGCGTAGGCGTCGATTACGGCGCCACGTACAGCGACACGCTCGACAACCTGCGCGGCATGCTTCCGAAGATGGCGGCCTTGTGGATAGACGCCGTGCAGCCGGGCGGCTTCGCAGTGGTGAACTTCGGCGATATCGTAGCCGGCGCGGTCGCGGGCGCAGAGCCGTGCGAATACCCGATGGCGCTAGAATACTGGGGACCATTCAGAGACGCGGGCTGGCGGCTTTGGTCGCGGCGCGTCTGGTGCAAACCGAACGCTCGCACTCACTCGCCGTGGGCTATTCAGTCCAATCGCGCCGCGTCTGACTGGGAACACGTTTGGACATGGAAAGCGCCCGGTCGCGCGGTGCTGGGTCGGGTCAATGGTGAGCACCAGAGCGCGAACGGATGGTTCGACACGACATCCGAGCATGGCGTTGATCTCGGCAAAGACACGCATGGTGCTGGGATGGCTGTCGCGCTCCCCGTCAGGATGTTGGCGATCCATGTGCGCGCAGGGCACGGCGTCCTGGAACCGTTCAGTGGAACCGGCACGACAATCACGGCGGCCGAGATGACGGGGCGGCGCTGCTACGCGATGGAGATATCGCCGCAGTACGTCGATGTCTCCGTCCGCCGCTGGGAGCAGTTCACCGGCCGCGAGGCGACGCTGGAGGCCGATGGCCGCACCTTCGCCGATGTGGCTGATGCAAGGATCGCCGAGAAGCGCCTAGCCGAGATCGCCGCAGACCCTATGACGCTGGTCTCTGGCGCTGAACTTGAACAACGGCTGGCTGCGCTATGAGCGACTTGGGTCAACGCCGGCCGCAGCCGGAAGACATCCCTGGCATCCTGGACGACATTGCGAAGGGCTCGTCTTTACGCCAAGCTTGCATCGCGCGGGGCATGCACGTCCCAAACACGTATGACTTCCTCAAGGACGATCCGCGCCTATGGGAAAAATACACACGCGCGAAGGAGCTACGCAGCGGCGTCCAAGAGGATCAGGCATTGGCGCTCACCTTGGCGGCGGCGACCGGTCGCAAGTTCGAGGGCCAGACGATCAAGCCCGAGGGCGTGCGCGTCCACCTCGACGCGGTTAAGTGGTCAGCAGGACGGATGGCCGACAAGACGGTGAATGTGAAGCACTCTGGCAATGTCGGAATCTTTGACCCCTCCACGCTCTCAGACGAGCGACTCGCTGCGCTCCAATCCGCTTTGGGAGACGCTCCCGCCGGCGGACGAGCTGCGGAGGATAGTGAACGCGGAGATATCGAAGAGGGCGGCGAATAAGCTGCTGCGGGAGTTGGGGGATCGGGCGCTCACTCCGCAGCCTGGGCCTCAGCAGAGCTTCCTCGAAAGCGTTGCCGACATTGCGATATATGGCGGGGCCGCAGGTAGTGGGAAGGCGCTGAGCCTCGAAACGCCGCTCGCCACCGCCGATGGCTGGACCACCATGGGCGCCGTGAAGGAGGGAGACTGCCTCTTCGATGAAGGGGGTCGCACCTGCAAGGTCACGGCGGTGCATGACGTGATCGAGCGCCCGGACAGCTACCGGGTGACATTCAGCGACGGGACGTGGTTGGATGCATGCGCTGATCACCAATGGCACACGTTCGACGCCAAGGACCTCGCGAGCCTTACGAGACGGAACCCCGAATGGCGCGCGGCGCGGCGGGCGAAACGGAAAAGTCGAGCGACGGGAAATAACTCGGCAAAGTTCGTCGCCGCGATAGCCGTGGCAAATGCTGAGAGAGGCCGACGTGCAGCCCAAGCGCTCCCTAGCGGCGCTATCCGAACTACGGCTGAGATCGCCGTTAGCGTGCGGACCGCCTCCGGACGGGCGAACCATGCGATCCCACTAGCTAAGGCGCTTGATTTGCCCGGGGGGGCGTTGCCACTTGATCCATACGTCCTGGGCGCGTGGCTGGGCGACGGCGTGACGATCACCGGGCGGATGTCTGCTGCTGATACCGATGTCATCGGGGAGATTGAAAAAGCGGGATTTGAGACGCGGAAAGTCCCATCGGCGAAGTATGGCTATCGTATAATCGGGCTGACGGCCGTGCTGAGAGATGTCGGCTTGCTCGGTCATAAGCATGTCCCGCAGGCATATCTCCGCGCCTCCGCTGAGCAGCGGTTCGCGCTGCTGCAAGGCCTAATGGACACCGACGGAACGTGTGCCAAGAGTGGGGCGTGCGAGTTCACGACAACGAGTCCTGCCCTTAGGGACGGGATGGCCGAGCTGCTGGCCACGCTGGGCATCAAGTCTAACTGGAACGAAAGCCGCGCTTTGCTTTACGGCAAGGACTGTGGGCCACGTTGGCGCTTCACCTACACGACTCCGACGCCCGTGTTCAGGCTGCCGCGAAAGCTTGCAAGGCAGTGTCGTGATGGACGTCGAACGGCTCAGTTCCGTTATATCGTGAGGTGCGAACGCATCGCGCCAGTTCGAATGCGCTGTATCAGCGTCGACTCGCCAAGCCACCTGTATCTGGCTGGGCCGCATATGGTCCCCACGCACAACAGCTTTGCGCTACTATTGGAGCCTCTTAAGCACATCGATAACGCGGGCTTTGGCGCGGTCTACTTCCGGCGGTCCAGTGTTCAGATCAGGAATGAAGGCGGCTTGTGGGATGAGAGCGTAAAGCTCTATCCGATACGCGAGGGAATACCGAATAGCCGGCTGTTCTGGAAGTTCCCCACCGGCGCGACAATATCGTTTGCTCACCTGGAGTACGATAAGACCGTGCTGGACTGGCATGGTTCGCAGATTTGCTTGATCTGCATGGATGAATTGACCCACTTTAGTGCATATCAGTTCTGGTACATGGTATCGCGCAACCGCTCTACTTGCGGGATCAGGCCGTATATGCGGTCTACTTGTAACCCGGATGCGGATAGCTGGGTCGCTGACCTCATAAGCTGGTGGATCGACCAAGATACGGGCTATCCGATCCTGAGCCGGGCGGGCGTGCTGCGGTGGTTCGTGCGCGTGGGGGACAAGCTGATCTGGGCCGATCACCCCGAGGAACTGGTCGGCTACACGATGCCGCTGACGGGCGATCCGATCCCCCCCACGAGCCTGACCTTCATCCCTGGCCGGTTGAGCGACAACCAAGCGCTGATCCGCGCGAACCCCAGCTATGAGGCGCGCCTGCTCTCGCTCCCACCGGTCGAGCGCGAACGCCTGCTCTATGGCAACTGGAAGATCAGGCACACAGGCCGGGCGTTCTTCGATCTTCAGGCGCTGCTGGTCGACGGCCAGCCTGTCCAGCCGCCGAAGCGCTGCGATGAGATATTCGCGGTCATCGACTCGGCGACCAAGACCGGCAAGGCGAACGACGCGACCGCCGTCGTGTGGTGCGCTCGCACGAAGGCGGGGGCATATCCGCACCCGGTCGCGGTGCTCGATTGGGACACGATACAGCTGGAAGGGTCGCTGCTCGAAGCATGGCTCCCCTCTGTCCTGCAACGAGGCCAGGAACTGGCCCGCCAGTGCGGCGCCCGTCGCGGCTTCGTCGGCGTTTGGATCGAGGACAAGGACAGCGGCCAAATCCTCTTGCAGCAGGCGAGGCGGAAGGAGCTGCCAGCCTACGCCATCGACTCCAAGGTCACTGGCAAGGGCAAAGACGAGCGGGCGCTAGGTGTCTCGGGCTACGTCTACAACGGGCAGGTCAAACTCACCGAGCACGCGTTCCACAAGACGGTCGATCTGAAGGGCGTGAGCAAGAACCACATGATCTCGCAGATCGAGAACTTCCAGATCGCCGATCCGGCGGCGGCCAAGCGCGCTGACGACTTGTTAGATGCCTGGGTGTATGCAATCGTGGTCGCCCTTGAGACCGGGAGGATCGAGTGATGCGAGTTCTGATCGTCGCCATGCTGATCGCGGCGGGAGTGGGCGTTGCGGCTGCGGACTCGGCTCGCCCGGCGGTTCGCTGTCACTTCCGCGACGGGGAAATCCTATCGGCGGCCAAGCTCAATCGGGCTTGTCATACGCACTCTTTCTACGGGGGGGAGCAGATCACGGCGGCCGATCTAAACAGCTTCTGCCACACGACGAAGTTCAGGCCGGGCCGACTCACGGCTGCTGAGCTGAACGCGGCGCTGTGCCGATGATCTTCGTCTCCCGCCTTGATCGCCCGTTCCCGGCCGCGACCTCGCGCTATTGGCGGGCCAAGTGTGCGTGGACCGACTTCTGGACGCATCGGAAGGTGTGTGTGGCGCACGTCGGCTGCATCGTTGGCCGGCATCACGTCGTGGTCAGCGTGCCGCTGATCGGCTGGAAACCGGCTTGACGCCGCGAGCGAACGGCGCGTAGATCAGCCGGATCGCCGCGCAAAGGCCAAAAGGAGGGCTTCGACATGGCTCATATGGGTTATCTCTACGGCTTCGTCGCCCTGATCGTGGTGCTGACCGCTCCGTTCTTCTGGTTCGGGGAACGCGCCCGGCTCTTCTTCAAGAGCATCTGGGACATCTCCTTCCAGCTGACGGAGCCGATCTGGCGGCTCGCCGTCACCTTCGTGGTCGACCCGTGGGCCGTGCTTCAGTCTCGAATGCGGGCCTTCTCCGCGCGCCTGATGTCCACCGAGACCGTGATCTCCGCCGGCTGCGGGCTCCGTCTGGCGACCTAAGTTACTCCCCAGGGGGACGAGCGGCCAAGCCGCTGTGTGGGCCGATCCTTCCAACGAGGGGTCGGCCCTTTTGTTTTCCGCAAAGCTGGGCCATCCTCACCCGATCCAGGGGAGGCTGTCATGCCTGAAAAGATCGATCATCGAGTGGTGCGCGCGATGGAGCGCTATGGCGTCGAGTTGACGCCGATGGACGTGCGCGAGATCGCCAAGCTGGCGACGGTGCAGAACATCGGCCGGCGGATGGAAGATGGGACCGCCGTGCATGTGATCTGCTGGCGCGGCACGACGTTCGCCGCCTTGATCGCACAAGGGGATCACGGCCCGGTCGTCTGCACGTTCATGCCGGCGGACTACTTCACGCCGATGCGCCGCCGTAACGGTGAGAGCGTGGTGTTCAAGAAGGCTGGGAAGCTGCGCAGCCACGCGAAGACCAAGCGGTTCGCGCGGCGCATCGGACACCGGATCGCAGCTGACCCGGTGTCCGGCGAGGCTTAGACGGTCGCGCGTTCGTAGATCGTGAACTTGCCGCTGGCGTGCTGCCAGACGAGCACGACGCTGGGCGCGCGGGTTTCGGGGTCGTGGATCAGGAAGCCGACGATCTCGCCGCCGACGCCCTTCGGGGTCTTCACGCGCCAGAGTCGGGTTCTCCCGGTGGCTGGTGCGCCAACACTCGCTTCGTAGCGCTTGACGTAAATAGAATAAAGCGAATAAAGACGTCGCCATGACGCGCAAGCTGATCAATTTCAACATCGACTTAGAGGCGCTTGCGCGGATCGATGCCGAGGCCCATCGGCACGGCATGAACCGCACGACCTACTTCCTCCACTGCTGCGATCCTGGGAAGGGCGAGCGAACGACCGTGGAGCGCAGCGGTCCCAAGCGCGGCGACGGCGGCGCACGGGTCAAGCGCGGACTGGAAGAAGCGATTGCGGGCAACGTGACGAGAACCACCGTTCAGGTCGGTCCCCGCACGTTCCGCCCAGGCGAGAGGCTGAAGCCGAGATGACGGACTATCGCACCATCCTGCTGTGCATCCCGGAAGGCGGAGGCCAGATCACCGCCGAGCCCGATGTCGCCGGCATGACCGACTCGAAGTGGCCAACAACCTTCGTGCTGTGCATCAATCCGATCTTCGAGGACGGCAAGATCAGGGGCTTCCAGCTAGGCCCCTACGACTACCACTTCATGCGGTTCAAGCGCCCGTCCGGCGAGGTGTTCTACAGCGCGTGCAGCCGTCCGATTGAGGATCGCGAGTGGTTTCCGAACTGGCCGAAGCCGGAACCGCCGCCATCTGATCGAACGCGCGAACCGTTCGAGGTCGAGAAAATGGAGCGGCCGAGCGGCGTGCGCTGGGCTGTGTGGGACCAAGACGGCCAGCAATATCAGGTCTTCAGGACGGAGGCGCTGGCGACCGAGCAACAGAATACGTCGCGCGCATGGAGGGAGCAGCACGGCAATGGCTAGGCCGCGTTCCCCGCCCATCGACCTTGAGCGAGCGAAGGAGCTGTACTTCGCGGATGGGCTGACGCTTCGGGAGATCGCGAAGAAACTCGGCGTCCCGCATTGGCGCGTGCAGTGCGGCTTCAAGGCGCATGGCGTCGTATGCCGGCCGCCGGGTCAACGCACATTCCACCCGCCGAAGCCTCAGAAGATCGGCAAGCGCGACTACACGAAGCCCGCGATCCGCACCGATCTGAAGCCCGGCGTCTCGGTCGAGATGAAGGAGGCGGGCGAGAAGGCGGAGCGCGATCTGATCCGCAGGGGAGTGATGCTGCCATGAGCCTGGACGACGCCGACCTCGTATGCCTCCGCGCAGCCAAGCACGGGCTGATCCGCAAGGAGCCGATCCGCGAGCCTGTCGGGTGGTGGGCGCTGTCAGCCTACGGATCGAACGCCATCGATCACAGCAAGGGCGGACCCTGGACGGCGGAGCGAGTGGCTCGCCTATGTGAGCTTGGGCTGCTGGGCCGTGACCACATGCGGCCCACGTGCGCCGAGCTGACGCCAGGGGGGAAGCGGGCGATCAGGCCGAAACCTCAAGAGGCGAAGCCGGCGTCCTTCGACGTACTCGATAAAGTGAAGATCAGCCGGGCACGCACCGTTGCCGGCAAGGCGATTCCTGACGGCGCTGTTGGGCAGGTGATGGGGAAGCACGTGGTCCCTATGGATGACGGCAGCGAGCGCGTCCTGTGCTACGATGTCGACTTCTCGATCTCCGGGAGAGGCTCTCGCGTGCGCTGTCAACCTGACTGGATCGAGCGGGCATGAAAATCTCCCGCCGCGCCATGCTCGCGAGCGCCGCTGCTGCGGCTATTGCGCCGGTCGTTGTGAAGGAGCCGCTGCGCTACAACGCGGCCGGGCTCGCGAGGGTGCAGTTGCGGGCGACTGAGGCGATTCACGAGACGGTGCATCCGATCCTCAATCCGGAGAACGCGGCGGCGCTCGACATCGTTCGAGCGTGGAGACGCGAGACCCTTGCGGCCGTGGCTGCGCTACATGCTTGATCCCACCCGCGAACGATGAGATAGATACGGCCGACTAAGCCGCGCGCCCAAGGGGCCGGCCTGTCTCCCCCACTCATTCGTTCGCAGGAGGCTCGCTCATGGCGACCCGGTGCAAGTTCACGTGCAGATCAATCGAGGATTACGGCCAGTCCAAGAAGGTCAACCTTCACGTCGTCTACGAAGGCGAGATCGGCCCGAGCGAAGAGAACAAGCGGTTCACCAAGGCCACGCCTTCTGGCGAGTGCTGGCTGACTATCGACAACCCGGCGGCGTCGGTGCAGTTCAAGCCGAACCGGACGTACTACGCGACGTTCGAGGAAGCGCCGGCCGAGAGCTGGAACGCCCACGCCTACGAGGATTGAGCCATGGCAGAGATCGAAGCCCAAGTCGCCGCGTTGCTCGCTGCCATGGAGCGGGACGATGAGAAGGCCGGCACGCTGGCGGCTGTAGGGCTCGCTGTGCTGGCGATCAGGGCTTTGGCGAGGATCGCTGACGCTCTGGAGCGCCCGCCGTCCGTCTAAGACGTTTGCGGGACAGCGCGCCAGCGGAAGTTGGCCTCATCGCCTATGCCTGAGACCGCGTACGTGTCGCTGCCGGCTCGCACCCACTGGTGCCGGGGCAAGAGCATGTAGCCACCATCGGCATGATCGATCCGGTCGACCCACCGATAGAAGTCGGTCCAGCCTGAGATGTGGGCGATCTCGATCAGCGAGCCGTCGCGCGGTGCGGTTCGCATGGGCTGGAAGCCGGGTGAGATCAGTTCCCAGGGATGAATCGGGCGCGGCTCTCTGCGGCCGTGGGCGACCCAGCCGCACACATAGCTCACCACGAACGCGCCCCACATCAGCAGGGCCAGCAGCCACGTGTGGACGGTGGCGTAATCGCTCATGGTCGCTCCTTGGAGATGATCAGCAGTATCGCCACGGCTACCAGTGATCCGGCGAGGACGATCAGGGTATCTAGCGTGCCGAGTTCAGGCACGGTGACGCCGGGTGTTGTCGACTACGAGCCGGGGCGTGCTGCGCTGGCGCATCCGGGCGATGCTCGCAAGCGCAGCTTCGGTACGGGCTCGCTGCCGGCGCATGTCGATCCACGCGATGGGCAGCAGGATCGCGCCCATGCTCAGCAGCGAGATCGCGAGGATGATCGCGGCGCGGAGGTCGAGCGGGTCGAGGGTCACACCACCACCCCATCGCTCGCTCGCACCTTCAGGCCGTGGAGCGGGCACGTGATGATCCCGTCAACGTCGGGCGCCAGTGAGCCCATTGGCCAGCGCTGATGCGGGCATTGCCATCCGGAGCGCAGCTTGCGGCATTGCTGGCCGGCGTAGGCGTCGCGGATCGAAGCGACCTCACGAGTTCCACCGTGGCGATACTCGACATCGAGGCGCTTGCACGTCATGCGTCGCCACACGATGCGCGGGTGAGGAACTATGCCATCGCCCCCCGTATCGCGCCGGCTGACAGGGACAGCTTGGCACGTCGCTAGGGCGGTACGAAAACCCGACCAATTGTCAGCCCGCTTCCAAAGCGTGTGCGACAGAAAGCGCGGGTCCGCATGGAAATGCAGATCGGCGAACTTGAAGAACCGCGAGTCCTCGTGGAGCGTCGGGAACACGGGGATCGGTTGCGGCTGAAGCGACAGCCACGGATAGATCACGGTCGGCACGAGGTAAAACCTGCCGACAACCGGCGGTTCGCGCAGATCGGTGACGCGCTGGGTCATCGCTTGTCCAGTTCTCGCGTATCGAACCACGCGTAGGGATCGCGAGTCGCAAGGGCGAGCACTTCGGGCGACGGATCGGCCCAGCCGCCAGTGACGCGCATCTCGCCAGCCGACTCATAGGGCGCATCGACCCGGACGAGATATTGCTCGGGCGTGAGGCCGTGTTCGTCGGGCTTGCCGGCCATCCTCATCACCGAGTCGCGGAAGCTGCGTTCGCTCAAGTCGCGCAGCGCAGCCGGGGCGGCGGGGGCCACGGTGGCGTTGGCGACCAGCTCCTTAGTCCACCTCGCGAGGTCAGCCGCTACGCGATCCAGCGTCAGAACGAACTCACGTGTGCCGGCGTCGAGGTTCTCGCACGTGGCGTAGGAACATTTCGCGGAGATCGTCTTGCGGCAGAGATCGCAGACGAACTCGCTCTCGCCGGCCAAGACCGGCTCCAGGTACTTCAGCCTCGCGGCCAGTTCGAGGTGGATCGACTGGCGCAGCGCGGCAGTGGCGGGCGTAGGACCCCATCGGCGCCCGTTGTGATCCACGCTCCCAGCTGAGGTGAGCGCGACATCCGACGTCTTGAGCCGAGCAATCGCCTCGCCGATGATATCCTCGACGTCTCGGCTATCGTCGGCGATGATCGTTTCGGAGCCCCACGCTCGCTTCAGGCGGGGGACGAACGAGAGCCAGTGCTGACTCATTCGACCGGCTCCAGCACGGGCGCGCGGTTCAGTTCCTCAACGAACCGACGCACGGTGTCGGCCTGAGAGCCTCCGACCTTGCGCCATCCGCAAGCGCACCATTGCCACGTTGATCCGTATGCCTCGGGCAGCGGGTATTCCTGGAGCACGAGCCCAAAGGGGCCATCGCACGGGCAGATCAACCAAGTGCTGCTGCGGACGCGAACTACGGTGGCGCGGTCGCCACGCCGAACCTCAATCCGATGGCCGGCGACCTCGCCGACGAGGTCGCGCACGGCCTCGACCACATCGTCTTTACCCAGGTCCGCGCTCATAGGCTGGCCTCCATCACGCTGAGATCGTGCGCCGCCGCGATGCAAAGGCGTAACAGGTCGCTCCGTACCGAAGCCAGTGTTGCCTTGGTGCTGGCGGCCAGCTTGGCGACCTCGGCATCAGCGTCGCGTTGCGCTCGCTCGATGATATCGCGCCGAGCGCGGGCCAGTACGTTCGCGCTGTGCTCATCGTTGAAGCCATACTTCAGCTCGATGATCCCGCCAGCACTAAGTACGCTGTAGGAGAGTTGTTCTTTCCGGAGCCGCAACATGGTGAGCGCCATCCTGGCCGCCGCGACGCGCGCCTCTAGGTTCTCGAATGGACTGAGGTTCTTCGCGGTCAATTCGATCTCTCCCAAAACCGGTGACTTAAGCGTTAGCCGCGATACCGCGATTTGACAAGAGGCCCCGCATGAAAATCTTCAAGCGTCGAGACCCTGAGCGAGTGGAGCTGAGCACCAGCCCGCGCGTGAGACCAGCCCCGCGCGTGCTTTGGGCATCCTTCATTCTTACGGCGGTAATCATCCTCGCCGCGATCTTCGGACATTGGAACTGACCGCATGAGCACCCTTCAGATCAACGGCTCGGAGGTTGGCAACGCCCTTCAGTCGATCCTGATGGCGCCGGATATCACGCCTGGCGAGTCGGTCTCTTATGAGTTGTGTAAAATACTGCTAAGCTGGCATCCGCTCGGCCAGAAGTTGACTGAGACGCCGATCACCATTGCGCAAAGTCTGCCGCGAAAGATCACCGTCCCGAAGGGGCCGGAAGAGCGCCTGGTCGAGGTCTTCAATCAGGAATGGGAGAAGCTCGGCGCGGACGAGCACATCCACAACTTCGGCAAGCTGGCGCGGACCTATGGCGTCTCGACCATCGCGCTGCTGAACGCCGAGACGGCCCAGAACGTCGCGGTCGACTACGACTCGATCTGGAACGCGGAGATCGCCTTCAACGTCTTCGACCCGCTGAACACGGCGGGCTCGCTGGTGCTGAACCAGCAGCCCAACGCGATGGACTTCCAGAAGATCGCCGGCAAGGGCGTCCAGGTCCAGGGCCAGAACTACCACCCCTCGCGCACCGTCACGCTGATGCACGAGAAGCCGATCTACATCGAGTACACGACCAGCGCGTTCGGCTACGTGGGCCGCTCGGTGTTCCAGCGCCCGCTCTATCCGCTGAAGAGCTACATCCTCAGCATGATCACGGACGACATGGTGGCGCTGAAGGCTGGCGTGCTGATCGCCAAGCAGAAGCAGCCGGGATCGCCGATGGACGCGATCATGGGCGCCATCGCCGGCCAGAAGCGCAACATGGTCAAGGAGGCGAAGACCTTCAACGTCATCTCGATTGGGACCGAGGAAGAGATCGCGGCAATCGATCTGACGAACGTCGCGCAGTCGATGACGGCGGCGCGCAAGAACATCATCGACAACATCGCCACGGCGGCCGACATGCCGGCGATCATCATCAATCAGGAGACCTTCGCGGCCGGCTTCGGTGAGGGGACCGAGGACGCCCGCCGAGTCGTCCAGTTCGTCAACGGGATCAGGGTTTGGCTGCGTCCCGCCTATGCCTTCTTCGATGAAATCTGCATGCGCCGGGCTTGGAATCCCGAGTTCTACAAGCTGATCCAGAAGGAGTACCCGGAAGAGTACGGCGCGATGAAGTACGAGGTCGCGCTGTTCACGTGGAAGAACAGCTTCGCGGCCGTGTGGCCATCTCTGATTGAGGAACCGCCGAGCGAAACCGTGAAGGTCGCTGACGTGAAATTCAAGGCGGCGATTGCCGTCGTGGAGGTCCTCGCACCGCTGCTCGATCCAGATAACAAGGCCCGGCTCGTGCAATGGGTCGCCGACAACTTCAATGAAAACAAGGACCTGTTCACGTCGCCGCTCATCCTGGACTACGAGGCCCTCGCCGCTTACGTGCCGCCGGTGATGGCGGCTGGGGGAGAGGACGACGGAGACCAGCCCGTGAAACCGGCGCCGCCGTTCAGCGGCAGGGACTCGGCGCTAAGCAAGTACGACCGCGCGGTGGGCGAACTGATCAGCCTCGCCGCAGAGCGCAAGCAGTTGCAGCGACGGCGAGATCACGATGCCTGACGGGCGGACGCCTGACGAGATCGCGGCGTCCGAGCTGCGGATGGCGGCTGAGGCGCACGAGCACCGTATCCAGCAGCAGACGATCTTCCTGGCTGGACTCGCGGCAAGAGACTGGGCTGGCGCGGAGGCTGCGCGGGATCGAGCGGCGGCGTACTATGAAGCGAATCTCGACCACCTGATGCGAGCGCATAAAGGCGTGGAGCGGCGATGACCCTGAACGAAGAAAGGCTGAGCGCCGCCGCTGCACGGGTCGACGGCCTCAAGCGCCGCCTGGGCGACCTGGAGCGCAGGGACGCCATGACCCGCCTGGACGCTGTGACGCGGGCCATGTTCGCCGATGCGGTGCGCGACGACGGGGAGCCGGGCGTCCGCAGCGACAATGACTTCAGGGAAGAGGATCACCCTCGCGATGAGGGCGGCAAGTTCTCCACCGGATCGGGCGGCGCATCGCTTGGGCACGGGCTGAGCGAGAAGAGCACCAGCGCGGAGCACTACGGCGGCAGCGGCAAGGGCTTCGACGCCTACGCCTACGCCCGGGCGCACGATGACCCGACCGCATCGGCCGACAAGATCATGGCCTCGCTCTCGCCCGAACAGCGCGCCGAAATCGCCGAACTGCACAAGCAGATCGAGAAGCGCGGGCAGACCATCGACAAGCACCGCGATGAGAACAAGGCCTATCCGCCCTCGCGCCGGCAGATGCACGAGGACATCCTGTTCCGTGGCCGGATGGGTCGCGACCCGGACAATCCGGGCGAGCGCAAGTTCTATCCGGGCATCCTCTCGGCCGAGAACCTGGAGCGAGCAAAGCCGGCGGCCGGCGAGAAGCCCACCTTCACGATCCTGGGCGGCCGGGGCGGATCGGGCAAGTCGCAGTTCAAGGGCGAGGTCTACGACGAAGACAAGGCCATCGTGCTCGACGCTGACGTGATCAAGCACATGATCGAAGAGTTCGAGGGCTGGAACGCCAATGAGGTTCACGAAGAGTCGTCCGACGTGCTCGAAGAGGCGATGCGGGCCGCGCGAGCCCGAGGCCTGAACGTGGTGTTCGACGCCACCATGAAATCGAGCCCCGCCGCGCTGGAGAAGGTCGCGGAGTTCAAGAAGGCCGGCTACCGGATGGAGGCGCACTACATGCACCTTCCGCGTCAAGTAGCGGCCAAGCGGGCGGTTGAGCGCTACTTCAGTCCGTCGAAGAAGGACCCGAAGGCGAGGGGGCGATACGTGCCGGCCCACGTCGTGCTAGGCAACCAGCTCAACGAGAAGACCTTCAACGAGGTCCGCCAGCACGCGGATCGCTGGAGCTTCAGAGACAACAACGTCGAGCGAGGCCAGAAGGCGCGGCTCGTTGCCAGAGGCGGCTATGACGAAGAAGACTGAGACCACCGAGAAGCTGATCCAGGATCACCCGGAGCGGTTCGATTACGGGGACTTCACGGCGTCGGCGGATCACGACTCCGCCTACATGGACAAGTGCCTCGCCGAGACGCTGAAGCGCATGGACGAGGCGTTCAAGGCGTCTTCAGAACGCGCTTGATCCGGGCGGTGCTCTCGGCCACGCGCTCGTCCATGTACTTGCTGTCGTGGTCGGCGCTCCTGGTGAAGTCGCCGAAGTCGAAGCGCTCCGGATACCGGCGCATCATCTCATCGATGGTCATGGCCTTGTCAGGCCGGCGCTTCATGGTGGGTCTCCTTCTGTTGCAGTCCTAGGTCGATAAGTTCGGCGATCAGCGACAGCCGGCTCTGAGCGTCGCGCGCAGCGATGGCGTCGACGCGCTCCAGCCTGTCGGGCTCGAAGCGGACGATGACCGGCTTCAGCTTGATCGCGCGGGGTTTGCGGCCGGCCATCAGTCGTCCTCGTTGTTTGTGACGGTGAGCGGGAATACCAAGTTACCGAAGGGTTGTTCGAAGTCCCACTTGAAAACGACAGGGACGCCTTCGGGGAGATCGCCGTCATCGAAAACCGCAATAGCGGTCAGCGAGGCGACGTCAGCCCAGAGGATGCGCGTTGCTGGCTCGCCACAGCGGCAGCAGACCCGCGTCGTGCGGGCGGCGCAGTAGGCGACCGGCTCGGCGTTTCGGACGTCGAAGCAGTCCTTGCACCAGAAGCGCAGATCGTCGGTCATGTGCTGATCTCCCAACTGAGATATCGTGTTTTCGAGCGCGATTGTCAAATGCTGGCGTTCAATGATCCCGCCCCCACGATGGAGGGCGGGAGGGTTGAGCGTCAGGCCGCCATCTTCAGGACTTTGCCGCCGATCTTCTCGATCTCGACACGCTCGTCCTGATAGTCGATCCCGCGAGCGTAGGCGGTGATCGCGGTGGAGGCGTCCCAGAGGGTCAGGCTTGCGGTTGGGCATCCTTCCAGGCTTGCTCCACCGACTCGGCGGCCCACTTGGCGCCGTTGCTCAGGTGGCGCTGCCAGAAGCCGACGCTGGGAGCCCACCGAAAGCCGCGAGCCTTGAGCACCGCGATCACCGAAGCCGGTGGCTTGCCGGGGAAGCCGAGTTGCAGCCGGTTGGCCTCCAGGTTCTCGATGATCTCCAGGCCGGCGACGCTCTCCTTGACGATGATCGGTTCAGGGGCGGCTGCGCGCTGGGCTGCGATCCGTTCCAAGTAGGCGATCCGATCCTTGATCCGGCTCATGTTGGCCGACCGGTTGCTGAGCGAGTAGGACGGGATGCCGATGGGTCCGCCGGGGTAGGGCGGTTCGAGCAGCTTGCCGGCCAATCCCGCGCTGAACCCGAGGGCGACGATGGCGGCGATCTGCGCCTCGCGTCCGGCTTTGGCGTTCTTGCGGATCGCGACGTTGATCGCCTTCTCCTTGGCGTGCTGATCTTCGAGCTTCGCCAGTTCGGCCCTCAGCTTGGCGACAGCGTCCGGATCGTCTGAACTGATCCCTCCGGAGCCGACCGAGGCCGCACGACTGGCCGCTTCGTTGGCGGCCTTGTTGAGCGCGATGCCCTTGTCCAATGCGCGATTGGCGCGAGCGATGACGGCGCGGTGGCGGCCTTCGCTGTGGTGTCCGACCAAGATCGGCTGCCCGAACGGGATGCCCGTGGCCGCCTCGCTCAGGTCCGCGCGCTTGAAAGCGCTGCTCGCCTCGCCCCGGAGCCGGTCGGCGCGCGCTTCGAGGCGTTCTCTGCGCGCCTCCTGCTTGGCCTCGTATGCGTTCATTCGGTCTCTCCTTCTGCTCAACTAGATATCGCGCTTTGCGGGATCGGTGTCAATAGGCCGATATCGCTATTTATCCTTCGATCCGGTCGTGGATCGCGACGGCGCCATAGAACTTGGCCTGAGCGCCGGGCATGCCGGCCTTTGCCCAGCTATCGGCGAGGGCCGATTCGCAGATTTCGCGGAACCGGCTATCCGAGCTGTGCAGGAAGTTGCCGCCCATCATCGAGAACTTGACTGGCTGGCCGATGATGGGGATGACGGGAACGGCCTTGATCGTGCCGGGCGCGTTGCCGGGGACGATGGCGACCAGCGGCCTGCCGTGCGAGCCGTGAGGCCCCTCGGCGTTGACGACGGCCAGTTCGTCGGCCTGGGAGCTGATCCCGTTGTTCGTGCAGTCGCTGAGCACGTGGGCCGGAAAGTCGCCTTCCGGGTTTTCGACCCTGTAGGACGTGGCGCGAAGAACCGAAGCGATGATCAAGGTAGGTCTCCTTTCGAGAGGTTGATGCGGCGGTCGATCTCCGCCTTGGCCCGCGCGAGCTGGTATTCAGGATCGCGACGGAAATCGATGGTGGCGACTCGCTCGCTGTGAGTGCCGCTGGCGCTGACCCGGTAGACGTAGAGCCAGCCCTTCGTGTGCCGGCGGATGTGGTAGTCGCCCTTTTCGTAGAGGATCGCGGCCTCGTTCATGCGGCGATGTCCAGGCCAAGGGCGCTGTTGAGCTTGCCGGGGAACCAGGGGCGCTCCGGAGCATCGGCGGCGCGCTCGATCTTGGTGACGCCGAAAGCATCGAAGTGATGCCATTCGCTGATCTTGATCGCGGCCTCGCGAGCGGCGGGGACTTGTGCTTCGGCTTCCGCCTTGCTCTCGAACGGACCCGCGAGCCATGCCACGCGCTGGGCGCGGATCATGGTGACGTAGAACTTCATCATGTGAGGGGTCTCCAGCGGCTCCCTGCCGCAAAGCGAGATATCGCAGTTTAGAGCGGCCGGGTCAATAGCTAGATATCGAGAAATCGGCCGATCAGGCGTTTTTCTTTTCGATCCAGGTCTCACGCTCTTCGGCGCGATCTTCTGCCGCCGCGAGCGCCTTTAGCCGCATGCTGATCGTGCCTTGTGAGCGCAGCGTTCCGAGAGCGGACACGTGAGCGGCGATCTCGGTTGTGCCCATGCCGGCGATCCGCAGTTCGGTCATTAGGGCGTCTTCGGCCAGCGTAAACCGGCGCACGGTCTGCGGCTTGCCGAGACGGACGCGGTCGTAGGAAGGCCTCACTCCCAGTCCTCCCGATCCTCGTAGTCCCATCCTTCGAGCGTCCAGACCCAGCGGCGCCAGAAGCCCGTGCCGTCCGACCGTGTTACGCGCCACCAGCCGTGGGCGGGGCGGTTCATGCGCCCCTCCGCCCGAACGTCTCAGCGACCTGCCTGCCCCGGTAGGACTCGAACACCGGGAAGGCCATGCAGAGCCTCCAGCGGTTGGTGAGCCGCGCGGCTGCGGCGTTGGCGGTTTCCTCGCTGAGGAAGACCTTGCCGGCCATGACCCGAAGCTGGTCTCGCTTGGGGCCGCGCATCTCGCGGATCAGCCATGCGACGGGGGGCTGGGTCATGCGAACCACCTCCTGAAGGTGAGATACCCGGCGACCGCAAAGACGACGCCGAAGATGAGGGATGCGAGAATCACTGGCCTGCGTCCTTGATCGCGACCCGAAGCTGTTCGGCGAGCCGCTTCTCGTGGCCGGCGAACTCGCACCCTTCTTCCAAAATCGCGCGGCAGAGCCAGTCGGCGCACATGCGCACACGCTCGCCGGCCTGCCACTTGCGATCTGCCTCGGCCGCCATCTGGCGGAACGTCGAAGCGCTGATGAGGTCTTTCATAGTGATCTCCCTTTGCTGGCACTCAATGGGCTCGGCTTCCAAGGTCCGAGCCGGTTGAGGGTCGGCGCGATGTAGAGCGGCGACTAGTGGTCGTAGCTCCAGAACCCGTCGGTATCCCAAACCGCGATATCTACGTGAAGGCTTTCGCGCTCGTCCGGGTCGTAGTGGGAGCGCACATAATCCTGTGCGTCCATCCAATGCGGGAAGTTAGAGGCGATGACGCATTCGCCCTCATAACCGGCGTTCTCGATTACTGCCCACCTGGCGGGTTTGGCTTGCATGGCGTGCCTCCGGTCGTTCTCAGGCCGATCCCAGCCTGACGATGAAATCCCCCTCGACCTCCAGCGCGGGATCGACGTCGTCAACGTCGTCCCCCATCTGTTCGAAGTAGGAGAAGAAGCCTTCGGGCGCTGGCCCGTCTGGGAAGAGCCGCCAGCAGCTGGCGCCCCTGCACCCAAGGACGTCGACCCAGTGCCGTGCGAGAGCGCCCGCATGGCCCTGGTCGTCGGCGTGCAGAGCGTGCCACTCGCCCCGCGCGTTCTCGACAACCACGAAGAAGTGGATGCCGGCCGCGTAGGCTGCGGCGGATTGGTCCTTGATCTCGGACCAGAGCGAAGGGGAAGAGAGATGGGCCATGGTGAGGCCTCCTGGGCAGGTCGCGCGCGGGATTGCGGCGGCGAGCCCTTTCTGTTGTGATCTCTCTGTGTGGTGACGCATTATCGATAGCAAATCGCGATATCGTCGTCAACGGTAAAGCGCGATATCCCGAAAGAAAAGTGCGATGGCCGAGTCGTTCTATGACGTGCTCACAGAATCGGTGGCGTGGTTCGCCGAGCATGGCTACACCTCCGCCGAGGAACTGGCCGCGTGGCAGCGCCGCCTCCGCGAAGCAGCCGCCGCCTCGTTCATCCCCGAGTCCGATATGCTCGACCAGCTTCGTGCGGCGCTCGCGGCGACCTATCGACGGCTAGTCGACCAAGGCCAGATTCTCCAGCACCACCCCGGCATCCAGGCCTTCACCTATGAGCGGATCAAGCCGCATCTTCGGGCGGAGTTGGATCGCCGGATTTTCGCGTCGGCCGACCTGATCAAGCTCAATCGCCAGCAGACAATCGAGGACACGATTCGGCGGTTCAGCGGGTGGGTGTCGAGCGTGCCGGCGAGTGGGTCGCGGGTCGTAGATCGCCGGGAGGAAAAGGCGCGGATCAGGAAGCCGCTGGCGAGCGCGCCCTATGTTGAGCGGCGAGTCCTCATCGATCAGAATGCCAAACTACAGTCAGCCATCCACGACATTCTCGCCAAGGACGGCGGAGCAATCGCGGGGCGCTGGCGTGCTGTTCACCGGCCGGGCTACGATAACCGGCCGGAACACTTGGCGCGGGATGGCAAGGTCTTCGCGATCCGCGATTGCTGGGCGCTCGAAAAGGGTCTGATGAACAAAGGGCCGAACGGCTACACGGACGAGATCGAGCAGCCGGCCGAGTTCGTCTACTGCTCGTGCAGGTACGTCTACTACTACGGACTCGCGCAGCTTCCGGCCGATATGTTGACGGCGCGCGGGCGTGAAGCGCTAGATGTTGCGAAAACGAAAGCCCTTGCGTAGCTTCAAAAACGTGGCATAGATCACGAAATGCCGTGGTCGAGCAGTGTGATTCAGCTCCCCGGCGTTCCCTGACATCGCGAGGCTGATTAGCGGATGACGTGGCTGGTCGCGCTCGCTGGCGCTCTGTTCAACAGCCTGTTCTCTGCGGTCGGTAACTGGTTCGCCGCAGCGCAAGCTCACGCCGATGCGGTCGCGGTCGGCCAGCAGACCCAAGCCGCCGCCGACCAGAAGCAACAGACGGTCCAGGCAGCCGCCGACGAAACGAAGGTGGCCGATGTCGTCCAAGCTGAGAATGCTTCTCTGGCTAAGTCCGTGGCTGATCCTTCAAGCCTGCGCAGCGACGCCGATCCCGACTCCCGTGACTAGCGCTCCGCCGGTCGATCTGGCGTGCAGCGAGTTCCCCCGTCTGACGTTCGACCGGGTGTCCGACACGCTTCCGACCATCGCCGAGATCAAGGCGTATGACGCGGGGCGGGACAAACTCTGCGGGGTTGGAAAGTAATGCCGCTGGCCAAGGGTTCGGGCCGCGAAACCATCGGCAAGAACATTGCCGAGATGGAGGCGAGCGGCCATCCGCGCGCCCAGAGCATCGCGGCGGCGCTGAACACGGCTCGCGGCGACGCCGGCCCGCACGTTCTGGACGGCAAGACCAACAACGCCCGCATGATCGCGGTGGCCGAACGCAAGGGCTCGGATTGGGCCGGATCGGCGACGGCCTCGATGCTGGCGCAGAACGCGGCGCATGACGCCGACACCTATCGCTCGGTGCTCGACTCGTGCGTTGACCGGCTCGATGGGCTCACCCGGCGTCTCGACGCTTGTGCGCGTAAAGACGCCGAGGAAGCGCTGGACTGCGGCTAGTTCCGCAGCTTGTTGAGGTCGAGGATCGGGCCGTTCGGCCCCTGCCGGAGCGCCTGACCGGCATTGGCGATTGACGCGGTGCGCTGCGCGGCGGCGAACAGGTCCGGCTTCATCACCGCGAGCGCGAGGATCGCCTGCTGCGGGGTCTTGTTCTGCGGATCAGCTTCGGCGTCGGTTTCCCAGCGAGCCATCGCGCACATGTACATCTCGCCCTGGACGACGATGGGGCCAGCCGGCGCGGCGGGGAAGTAAGCCCACCCGATGAGGGTTGGCGTCGTATCGGTGAGGGCTTTCAGTTCTTCGATTCTGGTGAGGATGAGGGCCACGTCGTTCTCCCGGTAGCGATATCGCTTCTAACCCGCCTTAACCTATGCGGAAGCGCGGGGGAAGACTGAATGATCCGCGCGGCGCACCGCTATTACGTTTACCTGCTGGTCCGCCCGTGGAACGAGGTTCCCTGCTACGTCGGAAAGGGTCAGGGACGACGGGTCTACGAGCACTTTTCTGCCGGCGAAGCGCATCCCAACAGGCATCTCGCGAACGTACTCCGGAAGGCAGGGGGAAGCCTACCATTCGTCTTGCTGCACACTACTGATGACGAGGACGAGGCCTTCCTTTTCGAGATCATGGCCATAGCGTTCTTCGGGCGATCCGACTGCGACCTTGGCCCCCTGTGCAATGCCACAGACGGCGGCGAGGGTCCGTCCGGCGCAAGATACTCGCGCACAGCAGAAAATCGCCGCAAGGCGTCCACGGCTCAAAAGGCGTTCCGAGCGGCACCGGAAAACAAAGAACGGATCGCCGAAGGCCTAAGGCGGGGATGGGCAGGCGACGACGAGCGCCGCGCTCGGGCGCGAGAGACTATAGCGGCGTGGAACGCTACCCCAGAGGCAAAGGCGATCCTCGCGGCTCGAAACGCGGCAGCGATAGCGCGGCGGCTGGAGCGCGAAGAAGAGCGCCGCGTCACGAAGGCCGCCGCGCCGCCGAGAAAAGTTAGCAACGTGAGCCTCGATAAGAAGCGGCAGGCGCTGCGTGATTACTGGGCTTCCCCTGCCGGACTGGCGCGAAAAGCGAAGCCTAGGGTAAAGAAGGGTTACGCTGGTGTCGTGGCCGCCAACAAGAGACGCATACACGATGCGGCGGCGCGGGCGCGTTCATCTGAAATTGGTCGCCGCGTTTCTAGTGACCCAGAGCACATGCGGCGCAGGAGAGAAGGCTATCTTGCCTGGGCCGCAGCAAACCCCGATGAGGTAGCTCGCCACCGAAATCCGAGACGTGGCTCAAGCGGCAGGTTTATAAAACGAGCGACGCTATGATCCGGGCCGCCGGTATAATGTTTGTTGCTCGTGACGGATCGGCGCTGTTTCTCAAAAGAAGCGCCAACAGCGACTCGCATCCGAACGAGTGGGCCTTCGCAGGCGGCCACATCGAGGACGGCGAAACCGCTGAGGAAGCGGCCATCCGCGAGTGCGAGGAAGAAACGGGTTATACGGTTGCTGCGGCCGACATCCGGCTGCATACCCGTAGCCTTAACAATGCGGAGGTCGGTAGCGGCCCTGTACCGGCCGCACCGCTGGACCAGGAAATCGCCGAACTGGCGCCTGACACGCCGCCGGGCGAGGCAGTGGTCGTGCCGGGCGAAGTCGTGGACTTCACGACGTTCATCTGCCGCGTCAAGGAGACCTTCGCTCCGAAGCTGAACGAGGAGTCAGCAGGCTACGCCTGGGCGCCGGTCGACATGCCGCCAGAGCCGCTGCATCCGGGTTGCAGGATCGCGCTCGACCGCCTGTCGATGAACGAACTGGACGTGGCCCGCGCGATGCGCGACGGCCGCCTCACCAGCCCCCAGCGCTACATGAACGTGACGCTCTGGGCGATGCGGATCACGGGCACGGGGCGGGCTTATCGCTCCGAACTCAAAGAGCACGTCTGGCGCGATCCCTCGATCTACATGAACGATGAGTTTCTGGCCCGGTGTAACGGCCTGCCAGTCATCATGGAGCACCCCGAAAAGCGGGCGATCCTGAACTCGAAGGAGTTCAATGACCGCATCATCGGCACGGTGTTCCTACCCTACCTGCGGCCTGACATCGAAGAGGTCTGGGGTATCGTCAAAATCTGGGACGATGCGTCCAACGAGATGTTCGCGAGCCGACAGCTCAGCACGTCGCCGAGTGTGATCCTGGGCACGGCCGAGAACAATCTGAAGCTCAAGAAGGAAGACGGTAGCACTCTACTTATCGAGGGCGATCCGACGCTCGCTGACCACCTCGCGGCTTGCGCCCTCGGAACTTGGGATAAGGACGGCCCCCCGGTTGGTATCGATACGCCAGCCGAGAATGATGATGGCGTTCGCCACGACTCTCGGCCACCGCGACACGATTTGAGAATCGACGTGATCGGTCATCGCCTTCAAGGGCTCAACCTTCGGCTGGCTGCGGCCCGTCTTCGGATGGGGTAAATCTGGCGTTCTTCCGCAGGTTATCGGTCGCCCAGAGCGGCTGAAGGTTCGTGTAGTGGAAGGCGATGCAGCGCTCCGCTTCCTGGGTCATGTCGAACGACACGAGCGGTCGGATGTGGTCGATATGCCACCCGTCAATCGTATGGTTGTCCCAAGACATGCCCGGCAGGAACTGCGCTTCTAGATGCGCGCGAACCTCCGGGACTGTGCAGCCCAGATAGACGAGCGCAGACTTCGATTTGGTGAGGCCCCGGATAGCCGCCTTGATGCGGCAGCGAAGCACCGAGCGAAGATGGCGCTGCACCGTGGAAATCCGATTGGCGCGCGCCTTCTCGCGAGCGAGTTCGATATTCGCGTTTCGCCGACGTTTTGCGCTAGCTGCGATCTTGGCGCGTCCCTCGGGTTGCGCTTTGTAAGCAGCGCCGCGATCACTCATGCACTTCACGCAAAATCCTGTGCGGGTGTACCGGTCGGATAGATGACCATGGACGCAGGGGACGCCGGAGAAGTAGCGAACGTTGCCTCGTGCTCTGGCCGCCACACGTGAACTGACTGACGGCATGGCGGATCGCATCGCAGCTCGCGCCGCCATGCCGGGCTGACGTTTTATCTTCCGTGAGGCTAGCTCCTTCACGTGCAAACACTTGATGCACGTGTAGTTCACCACGAGCTTTTCGGAGATATGCCCTTTGGGGCAAATCAGGCCGTCGAAATACCGTTTGAGCCCACGGGCGTGGGCTTCCTTCCGTGAAATCAGTTCCATTTGTCCGGCGTAGCACATCGCGTGCGCGGCGTGTGGGACTTTCTGACATCTTGGAGAGGGTCTGACCTATGGCCGACGAAACCGAAGCCGAGAAGAAGGCCCGCGAGGATCGCGAGCGCGACGACGCGGCCCGCATGGACGCCGATGCGGGGACCAAGCTGGACAAGATTTTGTCCGGACTCGACTCGGCCTGCGCTCGCATGGACGCCATGGAGAAGCGCATGGACAGCCGCGAACGCAAGGACGCGGACGCCTCGGCCGAAACCGAGGAAGAGGTCAAGGCGAAGGCCGACAAGGCTCGCAAGGACGCCGAGGCGGCCGAGGGCGAGACCGAGGACGAGAAGAAGGCGCGCATGGAGCGCGAGGACAAGGCCCGGAAGGACAAGGAGCGCAAGGACGCCGAAGGTCCGGCCGCCGAGCGCGAGGAGGGCGACCCGATGCCCACCGCCGCCGACAAGCGCAAGGACGCCGAGCGCGCGAAGGAGATGGAAGAGGTCAAGGCCGACTCCGCCGCCCTTCGCGCCGACCTCAACGCCCTTCGCGGCGCGATCCGCGACCTGAAGACGCTGGTTCCGAAGCAGCGCAGCGACGCGGACTATCACGACGTGACCGCCGCCCAGGCGCGCTTCGACAGCGTGTGCCGTGGCCTGGGTCTCGGCCCGGCGCCCATCCCGATGCCGAGCGAGGATGTGGCGGCCTACAAGCTGCGCGTCCACTCGGGCACGCTGAAGAAGTTCTCGCCCCGCTGGAAGGACGCGAACCTCTACACCATCGCCGCCGACTCGGCCGCCTTCGGGATCGCCGATGACCAAATCTACAACGATGCGGTCCAAGCGATGCGGGTCCCCACCGATCTGGAAGCCGGCACGCTGCGCGAGATCGTGGCCGCCGACGCGACCGGACGCCGGATCAGCACCTTCGTAGGCGGGGCGGGCCATACCTTCATCGGCGAGATGAAGGGCCGTCGTCGCCGCGTCGGCCGAATCCGCAACGCCGGCTGATCTTCGTCCGCCGTCTCCCACAACATTCGCTTCCTGCCTGAGGACAAGCGCTCATGTCGATTTCGATCAACCCGGTTCTCACCACGAACGCCGCTGGCAGCTTCGGCATTTCGAGCGCCGGATACATTCAGGGCGTCGCGCAGGACGATCCGGCGGTGCGTTTCCAACTGGCGGGGGGTATCCTCGGCCCGAACGAGACCTATCCGATGTGGGGCGGCGTGCTGATCTCCGAATCGACGGCTCCGGTCGCGTCGTCGGGCGTGATCCCGCTGCCCAACCTGGGCGGCTACATCACCCGCGCCACCAGCTACCCGACCAGCCTCTACGCGCCGTCCGGCACGGCGGGGGTCGCGACGGGCTTCTCGGTGTTCAACCAAGCCCACAACTGGATCAACACGCCGCAGTCGCAGGTTCCGACCGCGCAGCCGGGCATGGGGGTCAACTTCTTCCGCTTCGGTTCGAACATCCGCATCCCGCTCGCGGCGTCGGCGGAGCTGGTCGACCTGGACGGCAACGTGATCAGCCAGCAAGTCAGCTGGGACACCACGCTCCAGATGCTGATCCCCTACACGCCGGGCTTCGCGCAGACCACGATCACCGGCGCGGTGTGGGCGAACACGGCGGGCGGCCAGACCACCTTCACGGTCGGCACGGACCTGACCAGCGACCTAGCGGCCGGCGACCTGATCGAGGTCTCGGGCGTGGTCAACACCGGCGGCACGTCGACCAGCGCCTACAACGGGCAATGGGAAGTCGTGTCGGTCGGTTCGACCACCGTGGTCGTGACCCAGGCCGCCGCGTCCTCGCCGGGGACCTATTCGTCGGGCGGGGTCATTCTCGCCCAAGGCGGCGCCCTGCCGGTGCGGCTGCTCGAAGTCGCGCTGGGCAACTCGATGACCGTCAACTGGAACGGGACGACGAACAACGCTTCGTGGAATCGCTCCGGGACGACGGCGCTCGTTCTGCTCTAAGTTCGCCCACTCCCGAAACCTCGCAAACTCCTAGAAAGGGCGTCCCAAAATGGCGGACCTCGCTTCCTCCTACGTGATGGTGCATCCTAACTATGTGGAGCCCGGCGTCATCCTGCCGTACTTCCAGGCGTCGGGGGCCTTCGACACGCTTGCCGGCGGCGAACCGCTCGTGCGCCTGGGCGACGGCGACCTCTACGCTTACATCAAGCGCCTGGACATCCGCACGAAGGTCGCGGCGGGTCAGGCGGCGTACAACGCCATCCCGTCGATCTCCACGACGATGAGCTGGATCAGCACGCCCAGCTATCTGCTGCGGGTGCGGGGCGAGTACGACCACCACGACACGGCGGCCATGGGCAACTACGGGCTCTCCATCGTGGAGACCCAGCGCCTGGGCATGCGCCAGGGCCACTTCCAGCTGCTGCGGCAGATGCTGCTCTACGGGATGAACCCGGCCGGCGGCGAGGGCCTCGTCTACACGGCCGGCGCCACCAACGTGACCCTGCCGGACGACACCTTCGGTCAGGACACGATCACGACCTACGACAACGGCCAGTTGGGCATCTTCATCCTGACCCAGATCAGCGCCCTGAAGACCCGGACCAATCAACTGGGCATCGGCCGCGAGTTCGTGATCCTGGGTCCGCAGCAAGACCTGGGCTCAATGGAATACCAGGACATCGTCCAGCTGGTCTCGTTCCAGCGCGATGGCGCGGGCTCGACCTCCACCGCCGGCATGGTCAAGGACATGCTGGAGATGAACGAGGACACGATCCTCTGGGTCTACGACGACACGCTGATCGGCAAGGGCCAGGGCGGCACGGACGCCATCCTGATCGTCATGCCCGAGGTCGAGAAGCCGCAGGGCTCCAAGATCAACACCAACGAGATCGCCAAGCTCGCGCCCGGACTGGACGCCTGCACCCTGATGTACATGGACATGTCGGCGCCGCGCGAGATTCCGACGCCGATCCCCGGCGGCGCAATCGACGTGCTGTCCGAGCTGCGAGCGACGTCCGGGTGGGGTATCCGTCCGGAGGCGGTCACGATCATCTCGGCGCAGTACGAGTAAGCCGTCGAGACGCGCGGCACGGCGCGTTCTCGGACAGCGGTCAATTCACGGGAGAAGACCATGGGCTCCACGACACAGGCGTTTCACATCTTCGTCGCCAATTGCTCCACGCAGCGCTGGGATATCCAGTACACGCTGCCGGGCATCGCCAAGACCCGCAAGCAGAAGCTGGAGGTGGGCGGCCAGATCAGGCTTTCGGGCGAACTGAACATCGCCCAGGTCGAGGCGTTCGTGAAGCAGTACGAGCGCTATGGGATGCGCCACGTGGACGAGATCAAGAACGCGAAGACGTTCGTCGGCCTCTGCTACCAGCTGGACAAGCCCATCGACATGGAGCGGTTCGTCCGCCACGCGCTGGAGATCAACCAGAACGTCCTGGAGCTGCGCGGCGAACAGCAGCGCATCGAGGCCGGGATCGCGACGGCGGCGCAGATCGAGCAGACCAGCGACTCGACGCTGCGGAACCTCGAAATCACCATCACCGAGGACGATCACGCGGACGGCACGCCGCCGAAGTTCGCGACCGGCGTCAAGATCACGCAGGACACGGACCCGCACAAGGTGACGCGTTCGACCCGCCGGGTTCAGTCGGGCTCGCGTCGCGCCGCAGCGTGATCTGAATGCTGCCGAACCCCAAGCCGACATTCGCGGGGTTCGTCGCGTGGTTCCCGGCGATCACGGGCATACCGCTGACGGTCATCCCGGCCGACTCGCAGTGGCTGGCCTGGGGCTACGGGACGTCGATCAACACGGTCAACCCGCAGATCGCCCAAGTCCCCGGCCCGTTCTACCTTCAGGCGGTCTACAATCTCGCCGCCGACTGGGTGCTCAACTGGGCGCCCGATCCCGACCCGCCGGTCCCCTATCCGACGAAGAACCGCTACAACCTGCCCTACATGGCGTTCCTGCGGAAGCAGTGGAACCTGGGGGGCTTCACGCCGGGCGTGGTCCAGTCGACGGCTGACGAGAGCACGAGCGAGAGCTTGGTGGTCCCTGAGCAATTGAAGGGTCTGACCATCGACCAGTTGGGGAACCTCAAGACCCCCTACGGCCGGGCATACCTTGGGATCGCGCAGAAGGCGGGGAACATCTGGGGCATCAGCTGATGCTGACCCTAGTCCTCGGAGAGGTCGAGGTTCCCTACGACCACCGCCCGCCGGCTCCCAAGCGGGTAGCCAAGGCGCGGCCCGGCAAGCAGCGTCGGCGCAAGCGGTCGGGCGGTGGCGTCGGCGGCGCGAAGACCACGGCGGACGTGGCTAAGATACTTGAACAAAAGTACGGATTATTTCAATTATTCTACACCTTGCACCAAGCCGACATCGCCCAGGCTCTCGCTGACGGGATGGGCGATGCGCTCGCCAGCATCATGGCTGGAGCGCCGTTGACCATCGATCCGCACGGTGCGGCGATGGAGACAATCCGGGACAAGTTCGTGACCTTCCTGGAGACGGAGGAGGCGGCGGGCTACATCGCCGGTGTGCCGACCGCAGCGGCGCTGAAGGGTGTCAACCACCGCCTGAAGCGGCCTTACAAGAAGTCTAACCCGCGCCGGCCGAGCTTCATCGACTCGTCCCAGATGGAAACGGCGTTCGTCGCCTGGATCACGGGTGGCTGATGTCCTCGACTGGCCCATCCGGCAAGAGCGTCGGCGAAACGCTCGATGACCAGCGCCCGATCCGCAATGCGCAGATCACGGGCCTGGAGACGCTCGACGCCGAAGCGACGCTCACCTTCACGCTTTACAAGCGGATGGTGCTGCCGGCGGACGGGTTCGTGTTCTGGGTCCGGGCGGATACGCTCAGCCCCTCAGCGGTGCTGAACCGGAGCGCGCTCAACACCGTCACGCTGAACCAGGGCGCGGTGATCGTGACGCCGGCTCCGCAGTTCGACGCGCCGGGCTCGCTGCACCACACGACGCTGAACCAGCAGGATGAGGCCGAGAGCTTCAGCTTGCAGAAGATGACCTTCACGACGCCGGTCCAGGTCGATGAGTTGACCGAGATCGCGCCGGACGAGCTTTGGATCGCCGATTGGCTGAACCTGAAGTTCGCCTTCAGTTCGCGGACTGGCTACTATGTCCAGGCGGGGACCTATCACTACCGGGGCGACGCGCTCTATCCATCGCTGGCGACGCAGGTCATCGACTTCCCGTCGCAGCTTCCGAACGATCAGATCGTTTCGAACTCGCTGCCGCTCTGGCTGACGCTGAACCAGCTGTTCCCGGTCTATCCGAGCTTCCTGGTCCCGGACAACATCACGCCGCCTTATGCCGCTGTGCATATCGGCGAGGACGACACGTCGGCGCTCCAGCCGGTCGCGTATCACGACGCGAACAGTTCGCGCTGGCAGCTCACGAAAGATCGGGTCAAGGTCACGCTCTATGGCGTGCGCAACGACATGATCATGGACTGGCTCGATCTGGTGTCCGAGTTCACGCTGATGAACGACGCCATGGGCCTGATGAGTCAGACGCCCCCGGCGCGCGACGCCAAGCGCGGCCAGACGGAGATGAGCATCCTGGCTCAGAAGAAAGTCGTGACCTTCGAGGTCAACTACTACCAGAGCCGCATCCGGGACATTGCCCGGCAGTACATCACCAGCGTGTTCCTCCATCTCGCGGTCGCACCCGGCGAGTTTCAGGAACTCGGACCCTTTCCCGCTCCCTAGGAGGCTTCCCACATGGGCCGTCAGAACCCGCTTGGCGCCACGACGTTCCGCACGTCCGCCGGCAACCAGACGCAGCCGGAACTCGACGCTTCCGGCAACCTGCCGGTGGTGCTCGAAGAGGGCGCCGCCGTCACGGTCAACCCGACCGGCCTGCCTTACGTCGCCGTGGCCGCCAGCCAGACCAACGCGGCGCTCGGCGCGGCCGGGGCCATCGGAGACTACCTGGAGGGCTTCTTGATCATCCCGGCCGTTGCCGCGTGCGGCGCGGTTACGATCAAGGACAACACCACAGCGGTGATCAGCTTCCCCGGCGGCGGCACGACGGCGCTTCCGACGCTCGCGCCGATCTGGGTTCCCGTGGGGGCCTACAGCGCGCTGGGCGGCTGGACCGTGACCACGGGCGCCAGCGTGTCCGTCCTTGCCGTGGGCAAGTTCGCCTAAGTCCGGCCTTCTCCGTCAGCACACCGTAAGGACGCCCGATGACCGCGACTGTGCCTATCGTCACGCTGAACGTCTCGGTCACGCAGGCCCCGACTCCGTCGTCGCTGCAACAGAGCGGCGCGTTCGTGACGCAAGGGGGAACGACCGAGACGGCCGGCTCGCTCACGCCAGTCGCGACCCTGGCGGCGCTCCAGAACATCCTGGCCGCCTCGGTCGCCATCACCTCGATCACGTGGCTCAGCGAAGTCGCCACGGTCACGACGACGACAGCGCATGGCTGGACCGATGCGGTTCCGGTATCCGTGACCATCGCTGGCGCGACGCCGAACGGCTACAACGGGACCTTCAGCGCCACGCCGACCGGTGCGGACACCTTCACCTATCCGCTGACCGTGAACCCAGGCGGCTCCGCCAGCGCAGGCACTGCTACCCTCGGCGCGGTCGCCGAACTGCTGGCGATGGGGACGACGTACTTCGCCGGCCTGAACCAGCAATCGGTCAGCGTCCTGGAACTCGGCGAGGGCTCCGTGAACACGGGCGTGACCGCCCTCGGGACCTGGATCACCGCCAACCCCGGCGAAATCTACGCCTATCTGGTTCCGCGCGAGTGGGACGGCAACAGCGACTTCCTGGCTCTGGTGACGCAGTACGAAGCGCCGAACAAGCTGACGTACTTCTGGACCACGATGGTCCTCGCCGACATCACCGACAACGCCACGCCCTACACCGGGATCAAATCGGTGCTGGGCGCGGTCGAGGCGTCGCAGAACACCCAGGCCGTGACCACGATCCCGGCGACGGAGTTCTCGCTGGCGAGCGAGTTCGCCACGGCGCTGTCGATGAATCCGAACTCGACCAATCGGGCATCCCCGCTTCAGTACACGCCGCTCTATGGCGTGACCGCCTATCCGCAGAAGGGCAACACCGGCACGTTCCAGACGCTGGCCAACGCCTCGGTGGGCTGGGTCGGCACGGGCGCGCAGGGCGGCCTGCCGAGCACGAACATCGTGTTCCAGGGGCTGATGCAGGACGGCAACCAGTGGCTCTTCTGGTACTCGGCCGACTGGTTCCAGATCAACAGCGCCCAGGCGCTGGCGAACGAGGTCATCAACGGCGCGCAGCCGGGCGGCAACCCGCTCTACTACAATCAGGACGGCATCAACCGGCTTCAGAACCGGCTCGTGCAGACGGCGCGGCAAGCGGTCTCGGCCGGGCTCGCGAACGGTCAGGTCATCGCGACCCAGCTTCCGTTCGCGACCTTCCAGGCGAACTACAACGCCGGCGCCTACGAGGGGATGATCCCGATCAACGCCGAGCCGTTCGCGGTCTACAATCAAGAGAACCCGAACGACTATCGGATCGGCAAGTACGGCGGCCTCGCGGCTGTGTACACGCCGACGCTGGGGTTCATGAATATAGACTTTGCGCTTAACATAACCAATCTCCTGATCCCGTAACCGGCAGGAACACTGAGGGAGATAGGTATTGTCGAATCCTTTGATTTCGCTCGGGACCCTCAACAGGCTGTTGGGATCGCTCTCGGTGATCGATCTGCCGAGTCTGAACGCGACCAGCAGCTACCTGGGGACGGAAGGGATCACGATTGCCCCCGAGGGGCCGACCAGCGACTACTACGAAGCCATGGTCGGCAACGTGCCGAGCCCGCG